AGAATATCACATCTGATCTGATCAAGGGCAAGCAGTCTGCACTGGCTTACATTGAGGCTTCGCACAAGGCCAAAACTGGTGAAGCAGCTAATGAATTTTTTCTGTTATCAGTCGCAAGTGGCGCTTGCTACAACAGCAAAGGTGCCATTGATTACAAGCGCAAGATGATTCAAGATGAAATCTTTGCCCAAGAGCAAAAAGAATTAAAAGGTGCATATACTTCTCACGTTAAGCTAGATGGTCTTGATGTAGAGTTGGACATTCTGAAAGAGATACACGCAATTGATCTTAGTGTTCACGAATCAATCAACGGCACACAATGGGAACCAAGAGATAAGAAGTCACGCCCATCTCAGCTCAGTGAAGAGAAGAAAGCGTACTACGCCAAAAAGTACGGCTAATCAGCCACAGTGGGAGGACTTCGGTCCTCCTTAACTCTTGCTCACGTTAGGAGAAACGTATGGACAACAGACACCTGTTGGACGCAGTGATCAGCGGCATCGCGCTCGTCGTGTTTGTCGTTGGCACTATCGCGGTGCTATACGGAGCTGGCTTTGCTGGCTGAAACGAAATCAAATCAATGGAGAATCAAATGCTAGATACTATGAACACTACAGACTGGGACTTTGCGATTGACATGGAGCCATGCTTAGATATGCGTGGCAATGAGATACCTAAGTTGCGCAATTTAATACGCACTGACACAGGTGAATCGCTTGGCACTCACAAGTCTAAATACAAACCAATCACGCACAGTGATGCGGTCAACTCAATCATGGACTCAATCAAACAGGCTGACATCAGCACAGACTACAGCGTTAAAACACACGTTGCAGACAACGGTGCTAAGATGCGGCTTGAGGTATTATTCAACGACATTATGCTGGAAGACGCTGAAGTAAATGATTACATTCAGTATCGTGTTCAAGCATATAATAGCTATGATGGTAGCTGGGCATTCCAACAATCAGCAGAGGGCTTTCGTTTGTGGTGTCTCAATGGCTGCACTACGGCAGATACAGTTGCCAAAACTTGGTCTAAGCATACGACTAACGTAAGCGTAGATAGCTCGGCTCATAAGATAGCTGATGGTCTTGAAATGTTCCTTAATAGCAAGGGAGTATGGGAGGCATACAGAAGTACACCTGTCACTACCGATCAAGCAGAGTCCTTCTTTAAAAAGACTGTATGTAACGTACAACACAAGGCAAGTCATGATAAGTTTAATGACAGGCAGTTACAGAATCTACTGGGTGGCTTTGATAATGAACGAGCGCAGTTAGGTAATACCAAGTGGGCTTTGTATAACTGTCTAACATCATGGGCTACACACACGGACGAAGCTAAGTCGCCAGAGAATGCGAGACGTATCCGTGAAGCAGCCATCATTAAGGCCATGAAACACAAGTCATGGTTAGAACTAGCGTAAGGAGAAAGCGCATGTATTCACTAAGTATTCACAATGTAACTAAGGTTGAGCTTAAAGTTACCAAGCTATTCAATAACTTTAGCTCTCGCAATCTTGTCGTTACTACTAAAAATTATGATGGCACTATGACTGAGCATACCGTTGGTTTGTTGGCCCAGACTACACAAGTATCTGCCCCGTAATTGATACCAGTGTTTCACATCACTATGTAGATGATGACGATGATACTACACAAACAGCAGCTTGAGTTTGTAGCTGATATGTTGGGACGGTCAGTTAGCTGGCCGTCTCACCTTCATGTCTTTGCTGATGAGTTGGAACAAGCCAACCCTCGTTTCAACAGAGATAAATTTATTCAACGTGCAACCAAGGCTTGGGAAGAACAGCAGCCTTTAGTGGAGATAGATGATGACATTCCCTACTAAGATTATAATAGATATGCCTACCTCTGCATTAAAGACTGTGTTGGAATCAAAGCTCAGTTATTGCGGTACTTGCTATGGCAAAGGCGTAACGGAAAAGGATGTACCTGTTATTGATTACGTCAATGGTGGTTACATAGAGACACGCTATGAACCATGCCAAGAGTGTGGCGGCGATGGCTGATTACCTTGAAACTTGGCCTGAGATTAAAGCAAGGCATAAGCGAGAGAAGATAGAGTTGCTGCAATCATTGTGTAATCATTACACTGTAGATGTAGCGGCTCGTATCTTAGATACTAAACAAGCAACCATTAGAACATACGCTATAGATAATGGCGTTAAGTTTATACGAAAGATACGGAATGGCAGATACAATTACCAAGCACCGCATGAAGTTACTGTTAGCTGCAAAGATACTTGAGGTACGCAGACAGTTGATAACATCTAAGTCTTTATCTGAGGTATCAAAGACAAACAGAACATCAACGGCAGACAAGCTCAAGTTAATGCAACCAGTTTACTTTAAACGTGGTGAGTTATTGTTTCATTCTGATACAGGCAGAATGATGCAGTATTCTTTGACAGAAAAAGCTAACGAAACAATTAAGGAGCACTTGACCAAGGTTGCATAGGCGCAGTAGTACAAGGACATGAATAGTTATTATGATTTGCTCTGCAAAAAAGCCAAAGAAGCTGATGTTCCTTTGGTTAAAGCCTTCATTAAAGCTGGTGTACCTACGTCAACATACTACAGAACAGTTAATGGTTCTGAACTAAGGTATGAAACAGCCAAGAAAGTATGGAGATTGCTAGAACTTTTGATGGGTGCACATCCTAATCGTGATAAGCGAAAGCTAACACCACCGAAATGAACTCTTATGACTACATAATAAGTCAGCTTATTAGTAGGCGAAAAGACTTAAAGCTATCTCAAAATGATTTAGACTTTAAGATAGGATGTTCAGACGGATTAGTTCACAAGTGGGAGCGAGGCAAGCGTAAGCCAAGTGGCTTTATGTTTGCTTGCTGGGTGGAAGCCTTAGACTGTGAGTTACAAATCAAACAAAGGTAAGTCAGCTTACTGCGATCACTGCGATCAAGAGTGTAGGTACTATGTATCTATACTGTCGGGGAAGTATCCTAAGACGCATTGGTTTTTGTGCATGCCTTGCTATGAGGAGAATAGATGGCAAACAAAAATAAAAACAAAGGGACTTACCATGAAAAATGGTTCGTTGAATGGCTCAAATCAATCGGCGTTGAGTGCAAGCGAGTCCCTCTCAGTGGTGCGCTCGGTGGAGAATGGAGCGGAGACATCCACCTCACACTGGACGGACAGCGATGGCTGGTAGGTGAAGTTAAATACAGAGATAAGTCTAACTTCCCTAGTCCATTCACTGTCTTAGAAGGCAGAGACATAGCCTTTTATAAACGAAGAACGGGTAAGCCTCAGACCTTAGTCATAATGTCAGGCGAAGAGTTTGAAAAAATTATACAAGGAGAATAGCATGGCAAGAAAGCCAAGGATTCCAGACTCAGAAGAGTTTAAATTATTCTGGCAGTCATACCCAAGAAGGATGGGCAAAGGTGTAGCTCGCATAGCATTCATTAAAGCATGTGAGATAGAGGATGCGGAAGTAATTATAGAGGCTGCGCAAAAGTTTCAGTTGGTTAGCGTCAACACAGACATACGCTTTATTCCTCACCCTACTACATGGCTCAACGCAGAGCGATGGGAGGATGATCTATCTCACTTTGATAGCAACAATGATTCCCGCCTTGATGACATACTCAATGCACAGTGGGATGATAATGTGTTTAGCTTGGAGGACAAACGCAATGGCACAACTTGATTATAACTATAGAACACAGGCTGTAGGCAAGTGGCTGCAAGCTGTACTCAAACGATACACACCACCGCAGGGCATGACCAACGAGACTTTATTGCAAGAGATGAAGTTCATTGTGCAAGACATCAATGGCGTTATGCCTAGCCATGTCAACGATGGCTTGATTGATTTATTCTTAGAGAGAACAGACAGACAGGTACGCGCCATCCATGGAGCGCGTAACTGGCCGTCTGTCAAAGTCTTTGTCACTGCTGCCAAGTCTGCTGCTGATGAGACTAATCGTGATGTAGCTACAGAAAGCAAAAGCGAATGGGACTTCAATCCATTCACTGCTATAGAAAAAAGAATCAAAGCTAAAGATTATGTACCAGTTGATTACCTATATGGTCGGCTATCACACGGCTTGGTTCACACCACTACAGTTACAGACGATGAGCTAGATGAATACAGGTTTACCTACGAAACTAGACTAAGGGAGGAGCAAGGTGACAAGACCGCCGATGCAACGATTGAAGAGCTTACCTCTAAGCACAGCGCGTTTAGAGAGGATTGGCGTATTAGAGAGGCGGATGGAGAGACTGAATCGCCTGATAGAAATGCAGCTAGAAAGGGACGGTGGCAGAAAGCAAGAGCCAAGTATATTCCAATGGCGCAGCGAGATGGTGCTAGTGCTTGAGGAATTATTTAAAATAGCTGTTGATGTTGCTGCACATATGCAGTACAAATAGCCTTGATAACAATGGGGAATGTTATGAAACGTACAGGATTTATAGGTGGGTCTGACTGTGTAAAAATTATGCAGGGAGATTGGTATGATCTATGGCAGATCAAGACGGGCAAGATACCTAGCCCTGATCTTAACGACAACCTTGCGGTACGCATGGGTAGTTACACTGAGTCATTTAACATGCAGTGGTTTGAAGAGAACATGCCCAAGCGTGACATGAATGATTACCTAGTTCACAATCATCAGTATGAGTACAAACGCAATGTTGATGGCGTACCTATGAAGGGTACGATTGATGGTATGTGTCGCGGTTCTATTGTTGAGTGCAAGCATACTAATTCATACAACACTATGGATGCGTTGATTGAATACTACATGCCACAGTTGCAGTGTTACATGAAGCTGTCTGGCAAAGACGGATGCTTCCTCTCTGCTTTTTTTGGCAACAACAAGTGGGAGTGTTCGCACGTTGCATGGAGCGAGTCATACTTTAACCTTATGATGACTGCGATCAAACAATTCTGGCATCATATAGATACAGACACAGAGCCACTTGGCTACGATCAGCCAGCAACTATGAAGATAGATAGCATACCTGTAGATGATATGATTAAGCGTGATGCCAATGGCGACAATCACTTTACATCTATAGCTCACGACTACATTGGCAACGAAGCCCATGCCAAATCGTTTGAGTCAGCCAAGAAAAGTCTCAAGCAAATGGTGGGGGATAACGAACGGGAAGTGTACTGCGACTTGTTAACTATACGCAGAGACAGGCGCGGGTCACTTAGAATATCAACACGCAAGGAGAATGCACATGGTTGAGAAAAGAAAACGCGGACGTCCAAGTAAAAAAGATCAAGAGCTTGTAGCTATGCAAGCTAAGTTAGCTATGCAAGCTAAAGACACTTACAAAGATAGCATTGCTGTACGCAAAGCAAAAGCAAAAGATCAAGCACAAAAAGAACTTAATCAAAGACGTGAGGGCGCTGTTAATCTACGCTATGTAACTGAGCGCCTTCGTGACATAAAAAATATGGACGAAGTAGAGGCATTCTACAAAGAATGTGTTTACAATATTGGTATCAACACACTGCGTAATGGAGAAGCAGATGGATAACCTAGACATATGGAACAGGGTTGAGCAATCAGACCCTAAATTCCTAAAGCAAGTGAGCTTTGGCGCACGATCATTTACAGCCATTGATCCTATGTATCAGATACGCTGCGCTACTGAAGAGTTTGGCCCCATTGGTAAAGGGTGGGGCTGGATTAACCAGACTAGATTTATTGATCTATCTAACGGTGACAAGGCTGTAGTTGCAGACGTACAGGTATGGCACGGTGAGTTGGTCAATGCCTTTGGCCCCTTCACTGGGTGCCGTAAGTTCTTTGATGCAGCCAAGGGCAGACTTGCCGAGGATGCACCGAAGATGGCTGTCACTGATGGCCTAACCAAAGCCCTATCACACTTAGGGTTTAACGCTGACGTTTTCCTTGGGAAGATGGATGGCAACAAGTACGCCGCAGATAGCGGCAGCAAAACCGCTGGCAATAGCTGGTAATACAGGAGCCAAAAGCATGGCAGAGTACGACAACACTAACTCAGGTGCAGCATTCAAACCATTTGATACGCAGCGCATGATACTACAAGGCAAGCTCAACAATCAGGGCAACGATAGTAAGATTATACTTGTAGCAGACCAGACAAAAGCTGGCATGAAGATCATTGAGGTCTATCAAAAGCTAGGCGTTATGTTTGAGAACAATAAGAATGGCAACGAGAAAGCGCCTGACTACTCAGGGCCAGTAGATAATACCAATCTAAAACTAGCAGGTTGGAAACGTGCCAAGGATGGTGGCAATTATATGTCTCTCGCCCTATCAGAGAGCCAACAACAACAGCCTCAAAGTTTTGACAAGGCCAAGGTGCCAGAGATAGACTTTGACGATGAGATACCTCCGTTCTAATGGGCAACGAGCCACACTTTGATGGAGATGACTATGTGCATGAGCGTGATTTCAACAGGCTCATGCCACAGTTACAAAAAGTAAAACAATACATGGAAGAGAATGATTGGGTTACGCTATCTGAGTTGAGCAATGCAACAGGTGCACCAGAGGCAAGTGCAAGTGCTGCGTTGCGAGACTTACGCAAGAAGAAGTTTGGTTTCCGTACTGTATCAAGACGATACGAAGGCAATGGACTCTATGCTTACAAGCTGGAAGAAGCTGACTACGAAGAACCTAAGATAGCAGACGATTGGTGGAAAGATTTATAGGATTGAATGCTACAAGATCATGCGGTATAAAGAGTCACCCGCATAAGATTGTAGTTCTCCCTAGTCTTATGATCTTCCCTCCTTGGGCGGTGATGTTTCTCCATTGCGTCACCGCCCTTTTTTATAACGCAGAGGGCGGTCGGATAGGTTTTATTCAGCCTAATAAACACCCTCAGATAAGGCAGGGACTACTCTGTGTCTGATAAAAGCACAGCTCCATCCTTGTGACTTATCACAGGCCCACTGGATTAGCTACCTAGTGGGCCTTTTTATACAATCAATTCAAAATGCGGTGCATCTATAAATGGTCTACGACCCTGTGATCTACGCAAATCTATGTAGGCATTCATTGCTTCCTCAGATGATTGAGGCCACTCACCAATAGAGTTAATGTGCCACGCTGCACCCCAGCGCAGAGAAATCTTTTCATAACTAGCGCCTTCCTTCATAGCATCCGCTATCTCATCGTACAGATTAAGCTCCCATCTACCGCCGCCACTGTATGCCATAAGATCAACAGCCAAACCATCTAAGTGTTTACTATTCATAGTTTGCGATGCACCAGATGCAACGAGAGAACGCTGCTCTGCCTTAGTGCGAATGCCACAGATCACAGAGAAGTCTTGCTTAGTTACAGTGATAGCGTAGTACACAATGCGTTGCAGTCTATCATCTACAGTGCTTAGCTTTTGTAAGCTGCGCTTACCTAATACATATCCCATTATTTTTTAAACCCCTTAATTGTTCTAATGCCAAAGCTGGCTGCTATACTACAATACATTCCCCACTGCACCCATAATGGTGTAGTCTCAAGGTTAGCAAAACCCTCTGCCATAACTGCTTGCATAGAAGGAACGAAGTTCATGAGAAGAATAATTACAAACACCACTGTCCATAGTTCATCCTTCCAAGAATCCTTACTCGCCTCTATAGCTGACTGTTCCCAATCAGTCTCAGAAGTAGCCTTCTTTAATGCTATCTCAGCGTTGGCTTTTTGTATTGCTGTCTTACCGTCAATGTAACTACTAGCTAGTCCGCTGATCGCGGTTACTATTCCACCTATCATTAGCCTTCTCCGCTATAAGTTTTGCCTGTTCTTTTATCTCATGCTTCTGTCTTTCTAAAAGCAAGAACTGACTATCAAGATCACTTAACCTTGGAACCTCTATCACATTACTTTTCATGTGAAAGCCATACGGCAAAGGCTCCTGTCATTGC